ACAAGGCGAGCTTCACGGACGACCAGAAAGAACAAGACTTATTGCGCGATAACACTGCGCAGCTCCGCGAGCTGAACTACGCGCTGCGTGACGAGGGCGTCGGCCCTGGCGGTGGCGGTGGCGGTGGGGGAGGTGGACGTTTCGGAGGGGGCAGCGGCGGTCGCTATGCCTTCGGCGGCGGTGCTGGCGGTGGCATGGGCGGCGGCGGCATGGGCGGTGGCTCTGGCGGCCTTGGCGCGGGTTCTGGCGGTGGCGGCGGCGGCGGCGGCGTTCCTGGCGGCCCTGCCGGCCCAGGTCTGCCGAGCCTACCGGCCCAGGAGGGTGACAACACCGGAACCGGACGGGGGAGCGGTGGGCGCTTCAACGTGCCGGCCGGCACCCGTCCGATCGGCAGCGCCGACAGCGAGACGATCACGCTTTCTAACGGCCAGAAGGTCACGGTCGCCAAGCGCGCGGCAGCGCAGTTTCGAGGATTTTTCAACGACATGATCGCGGCCGGCGCACCCGTGCGCGGGCTCGGCGGTGTCGGTTCGCGCGGCAATCCCTCGCAGCATCCGCCGGGCCTCGCCGTCGATTGGGCGCAGCATAGTCGGAATGTAGTCGATCGCGATGTGCAGCAGTGGATTTCTAAAAATCCCGACAAGCTGAATGAGCTTGAGCAGAAGTGGGCGATGAGCGGCGGCGAGCATTGGAAAAACCCCGACACCGGGCATTTTTCGATCGATACGCTTTTCGGCTCAAAACATCTGTCGGCGCTGCAGGACGGCAAAACGCCCGCCACGCCAAGCGCGCCGGGAAGCGCGGACAGCGGCGGCAACGAGCAGCGCAACATCCGCAATTTCATGAAGGGTCTTTCGTATCTCGAAACCAGTAATGATCCGCATCAAGCGGCACAAAGCGAAAAGGGCAATACCGGGTTCTTCCGGCAAAATGCCAATGACGCTGCCTGGGCGAAAGCTCACGGTCTCCCCGATCCTCGCTTCGGCACATACGACCAGCAAGCAGCCGCAAACTTCGCCTACATGCAAAAATATCCTGGGGCGCAGGAAGCCATCAAGCGCGGCGACTTCGCCACAGCGTCTCGCATCCTCTCGAAGAACTGGGTCGGGCTTCCCGGCGGCTCTCAGCCGCAGAGTCCGGCCCGCATGCGAGAATGGCAAAGAATATTGGCAGAGCGCGGCGCGGGCAGGCATCAAATACGCAAGGAGCGCGAAGGCAACCTATTCAATAGGGCCTCGCCCTGGGATCAGGGCGTTGTCGGGCAACCCGGGATCGATGCGTTTTCTCCCGAGGCTCAAGCACGCCGATGGATCGATAGGGCGCAATCTTCATCTACCAAGGTCGAGGGCACCGGTAAAATCAGTGTCGACGTCAATGCGCCGAAGGGGACCGGCGTGCAGGCCGAGGGCGGCGGCCTCTTTAAGGACGTCGAAATCAACCGCCAGACCCAGATGGAGCCGGCGCGCCGTGGGCCGGCAAAACAAACCGAGCTGCTCGACATATGAACCTCGACGAAACGCAGCAAAGCAGCAACATCGAAGACCGGCGCACTCTGCCCGTGGGCGGATCGAGCATGTTCGATCTGCCGTCGGCGTGGCGCGGCGACATGATGCCAGCGTCGTTCATGGGCGCACGTTTCCATTGCGAAATGAATAGCCGAGAGAGCGGGCGCCGCATCGTCGAGCATGAGTTCCCGAAAAAGGATTTGCCCTACGCCGAAGACATGGGCCGGCACGCGCGCGAGTTCACTATCCGCGGCTACTGCATCGTGTTCATGTACGACACCGACACGCCGCTATGGCAGCGCGACTACCGAGTGCCGCGCGATCTCCTGATTGCGGCGCTCGAAAAGGAAGGCCCTGGCATTCTGCAATTGCCGACGCAGCCGCCGCAGATGGTTGTCTGTCCGCGCTACCGGCTGACCGAGGAGGAACGGTTCGGCGGCTATTGCGTGTTCGACATGACGTTCCAGGAATACGGACTCGACCCGCAGCAGATCGGCACGGCCTCGACCGGCATCCTCGTTGCGGGCGCGAGCCAGACGTTGCGCGACGAAGTCATGCGCGTGTTGGCGCAGGGCGTGAAGGCTGGGCCATGAAGCGCGGCGATGCAGGCGAAGCGGCGCCGATCGTCGACCGCATGCTCGCGAGCCTCGCCGGCACGGTGCCGGCACAAGGCCGGCCGGGTTCGATTGCGCGCACCGCTATCGGCGACGCACGGGCGAACGCCTATGCGTTGTGCATCGAGGACGCGATGGGGCCGCCGCTCGATGCTTGCTTCGACCTCGCACGGCAGGCCGGCACGACCATGCAGGCGCTCGATATCGTGCGCCAGGGCGTCGAGCAGGAGATGCCGAAAACGCTCGGCGGCGTGCTGATGCAGAATGCCGGAATCCGGCTTTGCCTCGCGACCGAGGCGGCCATCATCGCCGGCATGACTTTCGTCAGCCGACAGGACGTCGACGTTATTAAGGCCCAATTGCTGCAGCCATTTCGTGACGCCGAGGAGATTGCGGCCGACGAGATGGATCAAGCGACGTTTCAGGCGCTTATCACACTCCATGGCGCGGTCACCAACCACTTGATCGCAACGGCCCGGCCGTTGCCGCGCATGCTCAACTTCGTGTTTTTCGAGCCGCTGCCGAGCCTCGTCATCGCGTACCGGCTTTACGATGACGCCTCGCGGTGCGACGAGGTCCGCGAGGAAAACAAGATCGTGCATCCGGCCTTCTGTCCGCAAGCCGGCCAAGCATTGTCGAACTAGACAAAATGCCGAAGCCGCAAGAGATTGCGATCTTAGACGTCAACGGGGTGCGGTTTCAGGATTGGGAAACGGTGTGGGTCCAGCAACGATGGGCCGATGCCTTCACTTACTTTCGTTTCACCGCAGCCGAACGCGATCCGGTGTTTCTCGGAAACGAATTTCCGTTGTGGGAGAAACTTCAATTCCGGCCCGGTGATTGGTGCAACATAATGCTTGCCGGCCAGCTCGCCGTTACTGGATGGATTGAGACGCGCCAAGTCGCCTATGACGCGAACCAGCATGGCGTCATGCTGATCGGCAAGAGCGCGACCTCGAAGGTCGCCAAGTCGAGCGTCTTCACCGAAACTGGGGAGTTCGACGGCAAGTCGTTCCAGCAAATTGCGCAAGAAGTCATCGGCAAGTATCCGGTCGGCATAAAGATCGTCGGCACGCTCGATCCGACGCCGTTCGACAAGATGCAGGCGCAGAAGGGCGAGCTGATCTGGGATTTCCTTGAACGTCTCGCGCGGGTTCGCGGCATTGTGATGGGCTCGGATCAATACGGAAATTTTTTGCTCATTGGCGACCATCAAGCGGCGATCACCGGCCAGCTTATCGAGGGGGTCAATATCAAGTCGTGCCAATGTACGATTACGCAGGAGCAGATTTACGCCGAATATCGCGTCGACGCTCAAAAGCCCGCCTCCGATGCCGATGCCGGCTCAGCCGCGAGCGAGATGACGAACACGGCCGAGACCATCATTCCGCGTATTCCTCAAAGCCTTCTCATCACACCGGCCGAGCAGCCTGTGAAGACCTTGGCCGAGTTGGCGAAGCGGGCCAGGACCGAAGCGGACTGGCACGACTACACGGAGATCTCCGCGACTGTCGTCGTGCAGGGATGGCTCAGCGACGGCGTCAACCTTTGGAATGCCGGCGACGATGTCTTTATCCGCTCGCCAATGGCGCTGCTCAATAACACGATGAAGATCCAGAATTGCACTTTCAGCCAGGACCGCAACACCGGCACCATCACGACGCTTGATCTCGTGATGCCGGGCTTGTTGCGGGACAAGCGCAACTTCAATCCGGGTCCGTGAGGAAACGACATGCACCGCGCAACACCGCTCCACACTTCGCTGCGAGCCTACTCGTCGGGCGGCGCCCGCAGCGTGGTCGACAAGGTCGACGATACCAAGTTCATGCAGGAGATGGCCGGCAACTTCATGGCTAACGAGACCCGCAAGGGGATCGAGGCGCCCCAAAACTACGGCTTCACGAGCGTCGTGTTCGATGCGGAAAAGGATGCGCTCGGCAAGATCGTCGGAAGCGCCGAAACCTTTATCGGTTTCATGGGCGGAAGCCGTTCGTTCCCCGTCAGCGGCAATATGGACGATCGGCGCCATCGCCTGTTCAAGCTCCTGGCGGGCGATACCGCGATGTTCCGCGGCCGCGGCGACAAGCAGCAATTCCACATGACGCAGGACGGCGGTTTCTGGTCGGCGCCGCAAGACAAAACGGTGCGCATGCAGTTGGTGCCGTCGGACAGCGAGAGCAATGCGACCCATCAACAAGCGGGCAGCGGCAGCGGCTCGTCGAGCAATACCGGAAGCGCGCGCGATGCTAGTGGGGGCAGCGGCGGCAGCGGGGGCACGAGCAGCCAGAGTGGCCAGCAGCAGCAAAAACGTGGCCAGGAGGCCGTCTACAAGGACGGCCAGAAGTCCTACCGCTTCGTCGATGTGACCAAGGACAAGACCCGCGTGTCGGGCGCGCAAGTGCATCACATGCTGCAGGACGGCAACACCTATCTTCACATCAATTCCGACAAGAAGGTGTATGTCGGCGCCGAGGCCGGCAAAGGATCTTTTGACTATCTCGTCACGCTGTCGGGGCCGTGCGTCAATTCGCTCGGCAAGAAAGGCTGAGCGGTGGCGTCGACCGTCCCGGATATCCGGCTCGTACAAAACGCAATCTATCCGCGCTATTCGGTCACCCTCGATTGGCGGCTCTTGCCGGACGGCACGCTCGATGATTCGCAGGCCCTCGCAACGGCTATCTGCGTTGCACTCGGAACCAACGCGATCGCGAGCGAAAATGACATACTGCCCGACCCGGATAGCACCGATCGTTGCGGCTGGTGGGGCGACCTCGACGCCGAACTGATCTGGAACGGCTGGCCGATCGGTTCGAAGCTCTGGCTTTTGCGGCGATCGAAAATCAACTCGGCTTCGTCGCGCGACGGCTCGACCCTGGTCGTGATTGAAAACTACATTCGCGACGCCATCCAGCCGTTCGTCGATCGGCGCATTTGCACGAGTTACAGCATCGTAGTGTCGCGAGTCGACAAACAACGCATCGATGCGCTGCTCACCATTTACCGCGGGCCGCTGCCAGCGATCGAGCTGCGCTACGCGGTGCTGTGGGATTCCCTGGAGTCGTAACGAATGCCCTGGTCTACACCGACGTTGCGCGACGTGCGCTCGCTCGTGCGCGATGCCGTCAACTCATCCTTGCCCGGCGCCGATGCCAATGTGCCGAACAGCATCTTGCGCGTCATGTCGGACAGTCAGGGCGCGCTCTGCCATCTCACGCTGCAATATGTCGACTGGCTCTCGCTGCAGCTCCTGCCGGATACCGCCGAGACCGAGTGGCTTGACCGGCACGGACAAATCTGGCTCGTCAATGCGGACGGCACCACGGGTCGCAAGCTTGCGACGCTCGCAACCGGTACCGCGACATTTCAAGGGCTCGTCGACGGCGCCGTGATCCCGGCAAACACGTTGCTCGACAGTGGTCTTACGCTGCCGCTCAATGCTACGTCTCACAATGCCTCGATAAGTTTCGAAACGCTTGAGGATATCACCACGTCGGCGTCAACGCTCGTCACCGGGAATATACGCGCACTCGACCCTGGCTCTTTCGGCAACCTTCCCGACGGCTCCGGGCTCGCGCTCGCGGTGCCGAACGTCGCGTCGCTGGCGACCACTTACGGCTTGACGGGTGGCACCGACATTGAGACCGACGACCAGCTCCGCGCACGTGTCCTGCAGCGTATCCGCAATCCGCCGATGGGTGGCGCAGTCGCCGACTACGTCGCGTGGGCGCTCGCGGTGCCCGGCGTCACCCGCGCCTGGGCGGCGCCCGAGCAGGGCATTGGCACCATCACGGTTCGCTTTCTGATGGACAATCTGCGCGCCTCTGACGACGGCTGGCCGACGCCGGCCGATGTTCAAACGGTTGCCGACTACATCGACAAGAAGCGGCCTGTGACGGTGAAAGATTGCTACATCGTGGCGCCGATCAAAGAGTTCCTCGACATTACGATCGCGAATCTCGTGCCGAATACTGCCGAGGCGCAGGCCCAGATCGAGCAGAGCATTCGGGACATGCTTTTCGCCATGGCCGCGCCGGGGCAGACGATCTATGCGGCCTGGGTCAGCTACGCGATCATGAATGCGCCGAGCGTTCAATCATTTCAGCTCGCGACAACTGCCGACCATGTGATGCCTTCGCTCGGTCACATGGCTGTCCTCGAAACGATTCTGTACTCGTAGAACAATGCTCACCCCGCTCGGATTTTGGCTAGATCCACCGGTCGACCGGCACATTCGCAGGACGGGGGCGGATTACACGCAGGCCTTCTTGACACTTTTGCCGCAAGGTCAGGCCTGGCCGAAGCATTCGCCCGAGAGCGTGCTTGTGCAGATATGTGTGGGCCTTTGCGACTATTGGGGCTTTGTCGACGGGCGCGCTGCGGACCTCCTGGAGCGTGAGAGCGACCCGCGCCAGACGATCGAGCTATTGCTTGACTGGGAGCGCAACTGGGGGCTGCCAGACCCTTGCTACGCCGAACCGCAGACCATAGGCCAGCGCCAGGTCGCCCTCGTCATGCGGATGACGATGGAGGGCGCGCAGAGCCGCGAATTCTTCATCGAAATCGCGGCAATGATCGGCTACACGATAACCATCACGGAATATCGGGTTTTCGTCTGCGGCATCGATCGATGCGGGGATAATCGTGTCTATGGCGACGGCTCAAACCCAATGTATAACGAATGGGGCCAGCCGATCAAAAATCCGCAGGGGCAGAACGTCGCCGGCGGCGAGCTGTCGGAATGGCCAAACTACGGCATCGGGGCGCCAGAGAACCGCTACTGCTGGACCGTTCACGTTCATCAGCCAGCGTTCACATGGTTCCGCGTCACCAAGGGCCAAGTCGGCGTCGACCCGCATCTGCGCATCGGGCGCGCGACCGATCTAGAATGCCTCCTAAACCGTTGGAAGCCGGCGCACACGCACATCATTTTCGACTACACGAGCCTAAGCCATCCCGGCGATCCGATGGAAGGCGCACCATGATGAAACGCGCATACGTTTACAACATCGTGGTGGACGGCATCGTTCGATATGTCGGTAAGGGATCGACGACGCGTGTGCGTGCTCACATGCGACTCGTCAGAAGCATTGCGCGTCGGCGTGCTGTCGGGGAAACTGTTCGTGCATCTCATTTTTACAATCGATTGACTAAAGCATGGCTCAGCGGTGCTGAGATTCAAGAAGTCGTTATCGCTGATCAATTGACTGATCAGGAAGCTTATCAGCGCGAAATTGCGGAAATTGCTACCGCGCCGCAAGGCCAGCTTTGGAATTATTGGAGCGGTGGAGAGGGGGCCAGCAGAGGCCATCGCCTATCGGCAGAGCAACGAGCGAAAATAATCGAAACAAATCGACAGACTTGGAGCGATCCGAAACTGATCGCCGAACAATCTAAGCGAATGAAACTCGTCTGGTCGCGTCCTGAATACAGGAAGACGTTTTCCGATGCGGCGCGCCATAAGTCAAAAGCGAAAAGTGATGCGGCAAAAAAGCGATGGGCGGATTCTGAGTTCAGAGCAAAGTTGGGGCAGATTTCCGTTGATCCATTGGTGAAGCAACGTCGCAGCGATGGAGCCAAGATTGGCTGGATCAAGCGGCGCTCCGGTCAAATAGGAGGCTAAAATTCGCTACAACCAACCTTTCGGGGTAACCGATACGAATGCGGCCTACGTGAATGGCAACACGGCAGTGGGGATTGAGGGCTCGATCCCGCCGGCCGAGGGCATCGAATTCGATCAGCGCGAGATCGTCGCGGTGATCAAGTACGCCGCCGACAACGGCTTTTCTGATTTTGCGAATGCGCTTTGTCAGCCGCCGGCCAACACCGACCTGACGCAGTTGCTAAAGGCGATCTTCGGAATTTTCAACTCGACGAAGCTGAACGCGCCAAAGACCTATTACGTCAACACCGCAACAGGCAATGACAGTAACAACGGCCTGACGCCGACGTCGGCTTTCAAGACCATCCAGAGAGCGGCCAATCAGGCGTCGTTCTACAATCTCAATGGCTTCAGCGTCACCATAAATGTGGCCGATGGCGTGTATGGCAGGACCGTGTTGCCGGCGATCAACGGGACCGGAACAATCTACCTGATCGGCAACACCTCGGTGCCCGCCAATTGCGTCATTCACGCGAACCAGGGCTCGGCAATTCAGACCAGCAGCGGCCCATATGCGCTCCAAGGCTTTCGCTACGAAAGCGACACCAATATGGGCGACGAGCCAGGAGCCGGCGTGTGGGCAACACCCGGCTCCACTGTCATTATTTGGAATGTTAACGAGTTCGGCAATTGCTCCGACGCGCATATGTACGCCTCGCAAGGTTCGATAAGTATTTCCGGCAGCGTCCGCATCTGCGGAAACGGGATGCGGCATGTCGTGGCCCAAAACGGATCGTGGGTATACACCGGCGGCATTCCAAAGCCGACGCTGATCATTCCGGCGGCGCAGGCGATCACTTACTTTGCCGAGGCGGACGCCTCCGGCGCGGCGCAATTGGTTTATTCGACGATGAGCGGCAAGGCAAACATAACCGGCACGCGATATCTCGCTCAGTTGAATGGGGTTATCAACACGGCCGGTGCCGGCATTACTTACCTGCCGGGCACCATTGCCGGAGTGACAAACACCGGAGGACAATACTCATGACCTATCCGTTCGACCATTTCTGGCTCGCCGACGATGGGCGGGTGTACGGAAGCGCCAAGCAGATTGTTTCCGACACGAATGACCCTGATTATGTGGCGTGGACCCAGAGAAATGTCGCGACGGTGTGGCCGAGCGACGGCGCGGGAAACCAGACAAACGCCGCGCTGCAAGAGGTGCTGACGCCCTACAGCCTGTTCGTCGATCTGGCCGCCTACGCGGCCTATGTGCGCTACAACCATGCCAGCGGTGGCGTGACGATCGCGGGCCAGCCGTACTTTACCGATCCAGTGGCGCGCAACACGGTCGGCAGCGCGCATGATTATGCGGTGGCCAATCCCGGCCACATCACCGACTGGAAGCTGGCTGACGGCACCTTCACCCAGCTCAACGAGACGCAGCTCGCGCATGTCCTGCAGGAGATTGCGACCTTCGTGCAGGCTTGCTTTACCTGCGAGAGCACCACGTTGAACGGCATCAACGGCGGCACCATCACCACGAAGGCCGAAATCGATGCGGCGTTCGCCGCGATCTCGAATGTCTTTCCGTAAAGAGGTCTGCACGTGTCGGCCATCGTCAACATCACCGTCGAGAACGACGCCGATTTCGCCAGGATGTTTCAGTATGTCATGGCGGCGTCTCTCACTCCGATCAACATAACCGGCGCGTCGCTGGAAATGATGCTGCGCCGGCACGCGGCGGACGAAACTGCAGTGCTGCGGCTCGCGACCGACACCGGAGAATTTGTGCTGACCGATCCGACCAACGGCTTTTTCTCGCTGACGATCAAGCAGTCTGTGCTCGAACAGCTCGCAACGGGAAGCTACGACCAGTCGAACATCATGACGCTTGGCGGCCTCAAGACGCGAATTTGGAGCGGCACACTTACCAACAATCCAGGCCCGACCCGATGAGCCTTGTTGAAGTAGCCACTGATTATTCTGCGCTCATCGTCGCCGCGGGCGACCCCGATACGATCGTTGTGCCGGCGCCGGACGATGTCGAGACCATAGCGGTCGGCGATCAGGGGCCGCCTGGGCCGCCGGGACCAGCAGGCGGGGCGCCTGGGCCGCCTGGGCCGCCTGGGCCGCCGGGGCCAGCAGGCGGTCCGCCAGGACCAACAGGCCCGCAGGGAGTTCAAGGGCCGCAGGGGCCGCAGGGGCCGCAGGGAGCGGCCTCGACGACACCGGGGCCGCAGGGGCCGACCGGCCCGCAAGGCCCGCAGGGAGCCGCCTCAACCATTCCAGGGCCACAGGGGCCGGCAGGAGCGACCGGAGCGCAGGGATCGCCCGGCGCGCAGGGGCCGACAGGCGCAACGGGCGCGCCCGGTGGTCCAGGGCCGGCGGGACCAGCAGGGCCGCAAGGACCGCAGGGCGCGGCATCCACGGTGCCGGGGCCGACCGGCGCGGACGGCAATACGGTGCTGTATGGCGCGGCCGATCCGGTCGCCGCAACGGGCGTCAACGGCAACTTCTACATCAACACGACCAGCCATTTCATGTTCGGCCCGAAAGCGGCCGGCGCTTGGCCCGCAGGCGCATCGCTGATCGGCCCGCAAGGGCCGCAGGGGATACAAGGGCTGCAGGGGCCGCAAGGGAATACGGGCGCGACCGGGGCGCAGGGACCGCAGGGAAATGCGGGCGCGACCGGATCGACGGGGCCGCAGGGCAATCCCGGCAATACGGTGCTCTACGGGGCCGCCGATCCGACCGCAGGCCAGGGCATCGACGGCAATTTCTATATCAACACGACGACGACTTTCATCTTCGGCCCAAAGGCCAGCGGCGCATGGCCCGCCGGCACTTCACTGGTAGGTCCACAAGGGCCGCAGGGTGCTCCCGGTGCCGGCTCGCCTGCGACGGTGCCCCCGCTCATGGATGGTACGGCCGCGGTCGGCACCTCAACGCTGTTCGCCCGACAGGATCACGTGCATCCGAGCGACACATCGATCGCGCCGATCCTGTCGGTAAACGGTGCGATGTCGATCAGCCAGGAACTCGGCGGAACGGGTCTGGCAGTAACTGCTCCAAGTCGCTTTTATATATTAGATATGTTTCAGGTTCTTGCGAATGGCAGTGGTCTTGTCCTGAATGGTTTCCAGCAAGCAAACGCCTCGACTTTGCCGGGTTTTCCGTGGCAGCTTGCGATAACGAGCAATACACTAAAATCGACACTCGCAGCAGGCGATCAACAGCTTGTTTGCCAAAGCATCGAGGGTGTGCGCTTAGCGCGGCTCGGGTGGGGAACCGCCAGTGCTCAGCCTATCAGCATCGGATTTTGGGCCTATTGCAGCACGCTCGGCAGCGGCGTTGTTACCGTTGGAATTCAAAACGGCGGGCAAACCAGATCGTATCTGGTCGACGTGCAGATCACGGCGGCGGCCACTTGGCAATGGTTCTCGGTGACGATACCCGGCGATACTACCGGAACTTGGGCGACAGATACCGGGATCGGGATGTGGTTCTTACTTTGTTTTGGCGCGGGTTCGACATTTCAGGGCACGGCGGGTTGGCAGGCGGGCAACAAATCCGGAACAACCGGCACGATGAATTTTGCGGGAACGTCGAGCAACAGCATCCTTTTCACCGGGGTGATCATCGTTCCCGGCCCCGTAACGCCGCCTAAGGAAAAGGTGCCGCTTCTGCTTCCGACCTATGATCAGGAGGTGGCCGCGTGCCAGCGTTACTGGAACAAGATAACTGCGAGCGGCAGGTTCTACTCTGCTGGTTCAGGTACAGTCCTCGTGACGCCGATTTATTTTCCGTCGATGCGGCTCGGCCCAGCAGTAGCCTTGTCCGGCGGAACCATTTCAAACGTGACTTCAGGATATCCAAACGTAGCGATCACTGCGTCAAATTCTGGATATTTCAACGTCGTAGCTGCCGCGGCCGGCGACTGCAGTGCGACCGGCGTGGTGTGCGCGCTAAATGCGAGGCTGTGATGATCAAAAGCGCACAATGGGTCGATGCTGGAAACACCATCGTCAAAGCCACCATCGACGGCGTCGAGTGGTCCGGCATCCGCATGACGGAGCAGAGCGAATTGCAGCGTCAGGTGCAGGACTGGATCGACGCCGGCAACGAGCCTGATCCGCTGCCGCCAAAGGTCGTTCCAACGCTCGACAGCGTGAGCACCGGAAAGACCGCCGCAGAAATCCTGGGAGCAGCATGAAATGTCAGCACTCGATCTGATCGCGACCGCGTCCGATGCGACCTTCAGCGGTCGCGTTATGATGATCATGTTCAAGGTAGCGCAGGCGGTCGCCAGCGAGGACGCCGCGACGGCCGACCATGATGCACGCGTCGCCTATGCCGGCATGGCGATCCGCGGCGAGGAGAAGCCGCAGGTCGTGTCCGCGCATGTCATCTCGTCGAACCCAACCATTGCCGCGACGATCGAGAGCAATCCCGCCGCGCTCGGATCGAACGTGTCCGATGGCGACATCGAGTTCGCGCTCTCGTCGATCTGGACGTCGCGCTCGATTGCGTATGCGGCAGCAGCGCCACCATGACCGAGCTTAAAGGCTGGATCAAAGAGAACGCGACGCTGGTTTATTTCCTGGTCGCACAAGCCGTCGCGATCGGCGCCGCCGTGCTCTCGATGACGGCCTACATGGTGCGGCTCGAAACACGGGTGAGCACGCTCGAAGTGCGCGGCTCGCCGCACCTCGCCGAGATCAACAACCGGCTGACTGTCACTGAGAAAGAGACCGAGGCGAACGCCGGCAGCATTCGAAGGATCGTCGACGTGCTGACGCGGGAGCTTGGCAAGAAACCGTGAGGACAACATGACCAAGTTGCGCGGCAAGGTCTCGTGGTTCGGCGGCCCCGAGGACATGGGCGTATCGGTCAGCGAAGGGCTCGCCTTCATCTATTCGGTCGACATGGCGCCGCATCTGTTCCTGCCGACGCAGCCGCCCGGCACGACCGGGCTTGCGCGCCGGCTCAACCCGGCCGTCTACTACATCGCATGCCGCTGGGACTATGACGCTCCTGGCACGTCCAAGGACGACTTGCTCGACGTCCAGGTGCTGGTACGCGCGCCGAAGACCGGCAAGGCGTTCATCGCCGACCCGGCCGACTGGGGTCCGCATACCGACACCGGGCGCGTCGCTGACATCTCGCCCGGCCTCATGGACGCGCTCGGCATCCAGACCGACGATGACATCGAGGTCGTCTTTCCCATCACAGAAGGGGAGTCAGTCGCCATGCCATACGATCGCGTTGCCATCTCTTCAGGTCACGGCAAGCTTGTGCGCGGCGCCAGCGGAGTCCTCGACGAGGTCGACGAGGCCCGCCGCGTTGTGGAGGCAGTCGCGGACAAGCTCGCCGCGCGCGGCGTCGACGTGATGACGTTCCACGACGATACATCCACCAGCCAGTCGCAAAATCTGGACGCGATCGTGGATTGGCACAATCGACAGGACCGCGAGCTGGACGTCAGCGTGCACTTCAATGCCTACGTCGAAACCAGCAAGCCGATGGGGACCGAGGTGCTCTACGTCACGCAGGCCGCGCTTGCGGGCGAAATGTCGGCGTCGATCGCGGAGGCCGGCGATTTCATCGACAGGGGCGGAAAGAAACGGACAGATCTTGCGTTTCTCAACGGCACCGACATGCCGGCCGTGCTGATCGAGACATGCTTTGTCGACAGCACGGCGGATGCCGAGCTTTACGAGGCTAATTTCGACGTGATCTGCGAGGCAATCGCCCAGATGCTCGGCGGGCCGCCTCAAGTGGCGGAGCGGCCACCGGAAGGCGGCGATCGGCCACCGCGCCCGCTGCCGCCAGCCCGGCCGGCGACCGTTCGGGTCGACATCGACGTGGTGGGCGAGGTTGTCGTGCTCGTCAACGGCGTGCCGGTCACCTAAACGGCGCCTCGCGCTCCCAGTCGCGCTCCTCCTGCTCCCGCAAATCTTCGGCTATTTCCCGCACACTGAGTAGAATGGATTCGAGCGCATCCTCCTCCTGATCGACCGGATATTTCGCAATCCAGGCGGCCAGGACGTTCGCGATGATGAAACCTCTAAGCTGGTGATCGTTCTCATCGAGGATCGCAAGCACGCGGCCGATCTGGTCGTGGGCAAGCTTGGTGCGCTCTACATCATCATCAGTAGGTTCTCGGTTCATGCGCGGCCCTCCATTTCTGGCTGGCCCTCGAACCGCGCGATCATTTCCTTGAACAGGGTCACGATGTCTTTGCGGTCGGCGCCGTTCGAAATGAAATTGCAGCGACCTTGCTTCTCGCCGTACTCGAACAGCAACAGCACGAAGCCAACCTTGCGATCGGGGCCGCGGGCGTCGCCGTTGAAAGCCTTATCGAGCGCCGCCGCGACTGCATTCATTTGCTCGCGGTAGGAAGGCTCGATCGGTGCATCGCCGAGCTGTTCCGGCTTGGGATTGGTGCGCTTCTCGCGCCTACGTTCGCGTCGGTTCTTCACACGCGCTCCTTGCAGGTCGGGCAGGTCGCATCGGCGGCGTCAGATTCGTTGACCCATTTGTGGCCGGGTGGCCAATCTATTGGGAAGCCGCTTTAAGCGGCAGAGCGGCAAGCCATGTCGCAGGATGTGAACCGTGCGCAATGGCGAATAGCTTTGTCATCGGCGCATCCTTCATATGCCGCCTTTCGATTTGCGTGTTGGCGGGAAGGCCAGCATGACGCAGTCCGCCTCGTGATCGATGTTCGGATCGTGCTTGAACGGCTCCGGCGGCAGATCGGCGAGCGCGATGCGCGCCGGGTCTTTGGCGTATCCGGCGCAGACGAACTTGAGTTTGATGCCTAAATCAAAGCAGTCGTCGCAAAGGGCAGCGACAGCGCCGTCGGCCGGCAGCTTGCAGATGACGCAGCCCCAGCCATGGCCGGGCGCGCCGCGGCGCGGCAGCGTGAGGATGTTGCGCAACGCCCGCATCTTTCCGCAGGCGCAGCACGGGCCGACGATCTCCGGATTGTCTTCCTCGATTTTGGAGCGCATCAGTCATCCTCCTGGCGACGACGCCGGCGCTCGTGAATCACATTGAGCTGATGCACGCGCAGCAATGCGAGCTGCGCGCGGGTCATCTTAACCAAGTCGGTGATGATCGCGATCATCATCGCAAGGTCGGATGCCCGGCGGGTTTTCAGGCTGCGGATCATCATGGCCATGCCTCTTCGTGGGCTTCGATGCAGGCGGCGCCCGCCAAGTCGGTGCGGAACGGGCAGTTATCGCAGGGGCGCACGAGATCGAATCGCATCAGTGCCGCCTCTTGTTGAGGTGGTCGCGAAGTTCATCCAGCGTGCGTTGCGTCACCGAAAACTCGGTAGCTTCATCGACGTGATCGCAGGCGCATTCCGCGCATATCTTGGGGATATTCGGTGCGTCTGGGCGAAACTGCACCCGCATGCCGCAAAAACGGCACTCGCCGACCCGGTTGTCCGGCAGCATCAGCGGTGTCGTGACTCGCACGCACAGCAGGAGGAGCGTTTCGCGCATGATCAGTTTCCGTCGATGCTCAGATTACTTGCTTTCAGGGGGACGCCCAGGCGTTCGCGCACAACGGCATGCTCTTCGGGGGGGATATTTTCGATCACCCAGGCGCAGACGGAACAGCGGTCACCGCAGCCAACCCAGGAGACAATATGCCTCCCGCAATCAACGCAGTCGAATTCGCGAGGCTCTGAAGGCGCCTCCTTCACCGCGGCTCCTCGAATTTTTCGGACACCTTGATCACCACGGTTTCCCCAAGGATGAATTCAACGTCGACAACGTCTCCGTCTTTGAGCATGTGCCAATTCCTGGCGATGTAGTCGTGGGCTACGCGATGGGTCCGCGGGTTCGCCGGCCAGTCATAACAATCGTATGCAACGCCGCGGCATTGTGCGTTGATGTAGATGATGCATTCCTCATCAATCTTCCCGGAGTAGCCGTCGCGTCGAAGCAGGTAACGCTGCGCTTCGTTCACCGGCACCGGCCGAATGCAGATCACCGGCACAAACGTCATCGCATCGCGTATCTCAAGGCACTTCACTTCCATTGTATGCGGCCTCGCATGTCGAGCATTTGAATTCGGTCGTTTGCATTGTCCCCAAATCTCCCCCAAGCGGTCATAGCTCAGCCATCCATTCGTCGTCGCCGAACACCACCACGACCGGGCCGACGAGGTAGTCGGGCGCGGATGGTCGCTTATTCGCGGGCAAATACTTGAACAGCGGCTCGCGCCTCAGAGCCGCATCCCAGGCGGCGCACGCGAGATCATTCAGCGGCAGCTCCTTGCGCTTGCCGTCCTCGTCGCAGAACGCGACGCAGCGGCGCAATTCACCTCTGTGCATGATCGAGTGGAAATAGGGCACCGTTTCCAGATAGCCGCCGCCGAGCGCCTGTTTCAGCGACGGCAGATCGATCGGCGCCGTGAATTCGGTCACCGTCGTCGGGCCGTCCGGCGGGAACACCAGCATGGTGCCTTTCATCAGTACACCCGGATGTCGTCGGGGGTGATTTCGCCGCGCGCGACGCGCTCGTCGATCATCTGCACATTCATGGGGATGAGGCAGCGAACAAGCTCGACGTGACTTTCGAGGATTCCGTTGCGCAGCCTCTCGGTTTCTGCCGTGGTGTCGGCGCGAATGCCGGCGAGCGCCATCGCGGTCAGCTCGGCGAGGGCTGCGCTGATCGTCACGGGGTGATGGCCGCGCAGCATCGGGCCAATGCTTGCGACTAGGCGTGCGATTTCGTCGATCACTTCGCTCATGATGAAATCCCCGCAATGGCCTCGGCGAGGGCCAGCAGTCGGTGCCGCACGGTTTCGTCGTCGATGGCCGCATACGCACGCAGCAGATCGGGCGCGCCAGCGACCAGCAGCTCGGCCACGAGCTCGTCGATGCGTCTCCTGGCCGCCTCGACCTCGCCCTGCTGCTGCTCCTGATGATTGGTCATGACCTTTAGCTCCCATGTTGCTGATTCGGGTTACGACCTACCGTGGCCGCTGCGCGGCGGCGCGTAGAGCGCCTCGACGGAGCAATGCAACGCCTCGGCGATCCGCGGCATAATCTCGGCGCTGACGCGGGTGCGCCCATGCTCAATATTGTGGATGATGGCGCGGGTCGCGCCGACCGCGGCAGCGAGTTCGGCCTGCTTCATCCCGCGATGTCTACGGATAAGAGCAATCCGTAGTCCTATGGTGGAGGCGCGGGGGGGGGGGGGAGGAGTCTGCGTGCTGGGCATGACGGTCGGTCCCTTCTTGAATGGAAGGATGATTTTCGTCGCTTAGCCAGTGTCGCTAGAGAGGCGACAGAAATGTCGCCAAGAAGTGACATCGTGCGTCAGGTGGTCGCAGATGACAAGGGCAACCGCATTGATTTTCTGTCACTTTTTAATGCAGCCTTAATGGAACACTACCGCTGGGGATGCCCATTTTGGGCATTCCACAACTGCTTGCGTGTCAATCTGCATTTTTGCGGGTGCGCCTCTATCCTATCGGATAGTTCTTGTCATCCAAAAGGATGATGCGGTCGTGTCTCAGTTTAAACCAAGACATCGGCATCATAGCCGTGCGCCAGATCCTGTGTTAGCGGCTTGAAAACAACTGGATTTTCTATTTTTTTGAGTAGTTCCGCCTCAACTTCGGATCCTAGTCCCTTGCGCTGTACGGCGCGCATAAAGACGTTGCCGCCAAGCTAAAGGCCGCGCCCGGCGTCTTCTTCGCATTGTTGGGAGCGCTTATCATCTACATGAGCGTCGCGCGCCCGTTTTCGGCATCTGTTTATTCACCTCCAAGTCCACTCGGGACCGATTTCCGTAGATTTGGCTGGTTGGGGACACCATTGGGACACCACTTCCAACACATCATTGATATTGCTAGCCTTTTGCTTCCGGCATGCCTGTTGCCACGTACCCTACAAGGGTAATTTATTGTGTCTGGTGTCTTAACATGGCATAGTTGGTGGCCGCAGAAACCCTTGCGGCACAAGCGGAAGTGTCTATGTTGTTCTATGGGCGTGTACAGCCGTACATTCCGCTATTTGGGACACCAGAGGGACACCCAACAATGAAGACCAAGATTTTGATGCTCGCGCTCGTCTGCATCGCACTGCCCGCCAAAGCCGATCCGCCCCACCTGAAGGTCGGCCAAATGATCAGTTGGCCCGTGGGGGACGTCTACGATCGAGACTACGTCCAGTGCTACGATCTAAAGAACGCGCAGGAGGCGTATCGCATTTACGTCTGGTCCGGTCACAGCGCAGCAGCGGTTGAGGACTTCGTTCAAGCTCACGACTTGCCGGCTAACCGACGGATCAGCGATGGAGGAGTGGCCGCCTTTTGGAGCAATGTCTGTGGCCCGCTCCTGACAAACCACAAGTATCGGGTCGCGAAGATATTTGCAGGTTGGGATGGCATCGTTTGCTTAGAGATGACTGACGGGTGGAATCCAGGCGCCAGTCCATCACCGCAGTCAGGGCCACCCGAGCCGCCGACGTGCTTTTGGGCGGTCCTCGGCATGCCGCCGACGCTTTCACGCAGCCGGTGATTCATGCCCAAGCCCCGCGCCCCCAAGCTCGAAAGCGCCACCGCCCGCCTCAAGCTGCCGATCGCCAAAAAGCCGATCTGGGTGGCCCTGGCGCCCAACATCTCGCTCGGCTATCGCCGCAACGCTGGGGCCGGCACGTGGAGCGTCCGCGTCCGCGGCAATGGTGCGGAGTGGATGAAGCGCATCGGCCTCGCCGACGATCTTGAGCCCGCCGCGCCGCCGGCCGTGCTGACCTTCTGGCAAGCCCAGGAGGAAGCCCGCAAGCTGGCGCGTCAGCAGCCGGGGGCGCCGGTCGACGAGAGCCGGCCAGTCACCGCCGGCGAGGCGCTCGATCGCTACGAGACCTATTTGAAAGCCCGCGGCGGCCGACCCTACAACGCGCAGCAGCCGCGCGCGCTACTGCCGGCGGCCATGCTCGACAAGCCTGTGCAGTTGCTCTCCCGCGGCGAGCTCGGGCGCTGGCGCGACAGCCTGGTCGGCGATCGGCAGGCCGCGACCGTCAACCGGCTCGTGAAAGGCCTGATGGCGTCGTTTGCCCTGGCCGCCGAGACCGACGCCCGCGTTCGGGCGCACCTGGGCGAGCTGAAGATCAAGGCGCTGCCGGCGGCGGCACGGGCGCGCAACGTGGTCCTCACCGACGATCAGGTGCGGGCAATCGTCCGCGCGGCCTATGAGCATGATCCGCAGCTCGGGCTGTTCGTCGACGTGCTGGCCGCGACCGGGGCGAGGCCGGTCCAGGTGGCGCGTCTCACCATCGCCGATCTGCTGGACGTCCCGCCGCGCCTCATGATGCCGAGGTCGGCCAAGGGCGGCAGCAAGGACCGACTCGCCCGTTTGGCCGAGCACGTCGCCGTGCCCGTCACCGCCTCGCTAGCGCGGCGCCTGAGGGCCGCAGCCGAGGGGAGGGCTACACATGCCCCGCTGCTCGTTCAGCGCACCAGCGGGCTTCCCTGGGGCCATGACCCGTGCTCGTTCTATCGCCCGGCGGTCCGCGAGGTCGTCGCGGCGGTCGGGCTCGATCCCGATCGGATTACGCTGTACGCGCTGCGGCACTCGGCCATCACGCGGCAGTTACTGGCCGGCACGCCGATCCGAATTGTGGCGGCGGTCAGCGATACCAGCGTCGTGATGATCGAGAAGCACTACGCGAAGGACATCGCCTCGCACAGCGACGAGATTTTCCGCCGCGGCCTGCTGCAGGACGAGGCGCCCGCCGACAACGTGGTTAGTCTGAAGAGGTAACCCCCAAACGCAGAACCCCGGCCTAGCGGCCGGGGTTGTGGATCGAGGGTTGGGCACACCGCTACTTCCGCGTCATTTTGCTGGTCTGGGCCAGGGAACGTCCCGGTCTCGATAACTATATAATAGCGATTACTTGGCGGAAGTCAAGTATAGTTAATTGTCGCATGTATATCGTTCTCCTCTGAGCGTCATTTTCCGGCCTTTCCCTCTCAAGAGCCGAGGGCCTTTGCGACCTCGAACAGCTTCTCTTCGGCATCGGCGAAGCGGCGGCCAATATTCGCCGGGATGGTCTGGTCCTCGTGCGGCGCGGTGTCGATGCACGCCAGGAACGCCGCGCGCGCGTCGCGCCATTCGAGCAGCACCGAGGCGACCGCCGCGAGGGCAGCCTTTCTCTTTTCCAGAATCATAACGGCTTGCGTCAAATCGCGCTCATTCTGCCAAGTGACGTTGACGGCGTATTCGCGTTCCTTTGGAGGGGCCAATTCTCGTTCATCGGTGAACTGCTCGGTGACTTGTATATCGAGCGAGCCGTGCAACGGGTTGAGAAGGTCGAGCAAGATTTGGATTGTCTCGGCATCGATCATAAAAGGCGCTCCGACTGCGCCTGCTTCTCGTAGTCGTCCGCGATCTCGACCAGGATATCGATCTGCCGCTTGGCGTCACCCGCCTCGATCTTGCCGATCTCGATCCAGTGCGGGTACAGCCGCCGGCGCAGCTTCAGCTCGCGCTCGATCTCCCTGAGCTTATCCTCGGCTGCGATCACCACGACTTGACCTTCTCGATGGCGGCGCGTGCAATCTCGCGGGCTTCGTATTTGGTCATTGCAGTAAGCGTTTTGCCGGGTGCTGGGTTTGCGCCGCGAAAGCCCTCGACAATAGCCTCCAAAGCCTCAAGCAGATCGGGTCCGGCTCTCCTGATGCGCTCAAGCTCCTCTAGGGTTTTCATGACATTTCAAATCCCCAAAATATCCCTGCCTTGCCTCGCCATGCCACGCCCGGCCACACCCAGCCTGGCCGTGCCGGGCCGTACCGCGCCTCGCCTCGCCGGGCCATATCCATCAAATGTTCATATGAAACCGCATCGAGCAGATCCACTGATGCACCGTCGCGTCCTCCGGCATTCCGTCCGCGGCGGCATCGAGATAGGGCTGCAGCTTGCGGACGATGTTCAAGACCGTGCTGTGATCGAAGCCGCCGAGACGGCGGCCGATCTCCACTGTGCTGCGCGTCGTCAATTTGCAGCATAGCGACATCGCGATTCCGCGGGGGTAGACGACCTCGAGATTGCGCCGGCGGGCAAATAGCTCGGTCTTGGAGCAGCCGAACGACAGGCACGTTTCCCGCACGATCTCATCGACCATTGACGTCGGCGCATGAGGCGCGGTCGGTGGGCGGATTCGCTCAGGCAGTGCGGCGGGCGACGATGGCGAAGCGGGTCGCGCAAGGTGCTGCAAGAGCGCTGCGGGCGGCCGCGGCCGCGGCGGCGCAGGCATAAGCTGCCGCCAAAATGCCGAGTGGATCGACCGGTACCTCGCCAGCATTTCGTCCGCGCTCGAATAATCCGGCACTTGTGCGGGTGCGACCTTCATTGCTACGCCTTCCGCTCTACATCGCTTTCGATTTCTTCCATGCGGACTATCAGGTGGTCTAACGCAGTATCCCGATCCTCGTGATGGGTCAGAAACCACAGCAGAATGGCGGCGAGCATGCCCTCTCGACTATCGTCGTCGAGGGGCGTGAGGATGCCCCGCATGATGTTGAGGTCGCGATGGACCTCAGTTTCGGTTTTCATGTTGCCTCTCCGCTAAATTGACAAAGGTATCCCTGCCCTGCCTTGCCCCGCCACGCCTGGCCCCGCCACGCCTCGCCCTGCCGCGCCCCGCCGCGCCGCGCCACAACCCAAATCCACAAAAGTATCCCTGCCATGCCTCGCCATGCCTCGCCGTGCCATGCCGCGCCGGGCCACGCCGCGCCAAAATCCTGCGTCCGTCATGACGCGCCTCGCTTTCCTTCGGCGATCATCAAGGCGTCGCGCACCCGCATGCCCAGGCGGCCGGGGCTGACGCGGATGATCCGGGCACTGTGCGCTCTTTGCAAAGTTCTCACGCTGACGCCGGCCAGCTCGGCGGCCTGGCGGATATTGATAATTTTCAACAGTTCGATCTCCGTAGGGAGTGGCGAGTCTTCAAGGCGCTTTCTGCTCATTCTTCGGACCTCCTTCTCGCTCGGTGATCCATTCATTTGCCGCCGCCATTGAGATCACCGCCCGACTGCCTAATTTCATTTCGCGCGGGCCGAGTCCCTGTCTGCGTAGTTTGTAGTAAAACGGCACTGAGATGCGGAACGCCTGGCAAAATTCCGGGACACTCATAGCTAAAACCGGCGTGTGGTGAGATTTCTTGCTCAGCATTACCCGCCCCTTAAATCATCCAAGTATCCCTGCCTCGCCTTGCCTTGCCAGGCCAGGCCAAGCCGCGCCCCGCCATGCCGCGCCTCGCCTCGCCGCATCGGGAAATCGCCAAAGTATCCATGCCTCGCCCTGCCATGCCCCGCCGCGCCGCGCCACGCCAAGCCTGGCCTGGCCCCGCCTCGCCGCACTCAAGCCGCACTCGATTTCGCCTGAGCCTTTACATTCGCCCAAAGCGAAATCAGCCTTTCCATCTCATGTGTGAAACCGTCGGATCGCGGCCACATATCGGTCTCGATCAGCACGCAAAGCTGACGCAGATGAAACGTCGCCTTGCCGCCGCTGTATCTGCGATTGAGCGCTTGTTGTTCTGTGTTGAGCGTTTCGCCGTGTAGGTGGCTCAGGCCGCCTTTGAGTGCGATCGGATGGCCGTCTGGCGCGTTGGCAAAGCCGCGCTCGATCTTCTCAATCCTTTCGAGAGGCAGACGAACCACCTCGGCAATCTGCTCGCGCGTATAGCCATACTGCTCCAATCGAAGCACCGAATGACGGATCGTATATTGATCAAGCGGCGTGCCGTGGCCGATATTTAACCTAACAGCGTCGGCGAACATGTCGGCGTCGCTGGCATACTTTTTCTCGATGACATCGACCTTTGTTATGCCCTTGCGCCGGTAAACTTCCAAACGGTGGCGCCCATCGACGAGACGGTGCGTCTTTACTTCCACAACGAGTGGAGGAAACTTGGCGCCAGCCTCGCCGGCAAGCGCAAGCCGCTGAATGTTGAATTCGGATACGCCATTTCTTGGATACATAGTCTCGTCGAATACTATTTCGCCGATCGCTAGTTTCATCGGTTCCTCCTTAGTCAAAACCCTGCCCTGCCCCGCCTTGCCTCGCCCGGCCAGGCCCCGCCACGCCACGCCAGGCCAAGCCGCGCCCTGCCTCGCCCAGCCGCGCCCAGCCCCATTGGAAATTGCCAAAACAGCCCTGCCATGCCTCGCCCCGCCCCGCCACGCCTTGCCGCGCCGCGCCGGGCCTCGCCGCGCCGTAACTGCAATCGACAAAGTATCCCTGCCTTGCCTCGCCCGGCCAGGCCCCGCCATGCCTCGCCTGGCCGCGCCTCGCCAGGCCGTGCCACGCCGCATCTCAATCCTCGACTGTGAACGATCTCACCGCGAAGCGGCCAAACGGCCCGTTTTTTTGTGGCCGATAATCGCCGACGCCCATGCGGTTGCCGGCGTCGCCCATGATTTCGGCGATGATCTCCGGGGTTTTGATCAGCACCGGATCAAATTCAACTCGAAAGGTCGCGGACCACTCATCGAAACGCGGTCGGCGTCGAATGATGCCCTGGCGCTGTACAATCGCGCGTCTGCTGTCGATCACATAATCCTTGATCGGCGAGCCATCGCGACGCTGTAGAGGGATCAATTCTTCGGCCACCACAACGTGGGCCAGGTGGCTCTTCATGGTCGAACGCTTGGCCTTCCAGGCACTGGCGGCGCCAAGCAGCGAGGCGCGAAAGGCTTCGCCCTTGATTGCGCAGGTGCCATCCGGAAGGCGATAGACGCCGTTCTCGGCTTCTACTTCGGCCTCGGGGATTCTCGTGCCGCGCTTGGCGCTCGTATCGCCGCCCATGGATTCCGGGTTATGAGTGAGCAGCGGTTTGATGCCATCGATGGTGATCTGAATTGTGCGGATCGTTGGCGTCGCTGGCCCAAGTGCGGGTTCTGACGCCGCCGGTATGGAAACTTTCGCTTTTGGTTTCGTCGTCGTTTTATCCAACATGCTGTGCTCTCCCTTGTTTAAGACCCTGCCTTGCCTTGCCCTGCCCTGCCTCGCCACGCCTCGCCTGGCCTCGCCATGCCTTGCCTCGCCGTGCCCCGCCGCGCCGCAACTCATGCAATCCACAAAAGTATCCCTGCCTCGCCACGCCGGGCCACGCCTTGCCATGCCGCGCCGTGCCAGGCCCCGCCGTAATCAAAATCCACCTAATTCATCTCATCAAACGCGGCTTTAACTTCCGCTGACAACGCAGCAGTATCATCGGCCGTCATTCCTGCGGCATTACGCAGGCTCCGCGCGTTCGGCCCGGACCACCATGCGAGCATATCGCCACTGGCTTTTCCGCCGGACCGTTTTGCGGCCTCGATGATCTGGCGCGTCAACATCCGAAAAACCTCGGGGTCTTTCGGCGGCTGTTTCTGCGCCATGCCGATCAGGGCGCCGACGGTCAACTCGGGATCGGCCCGCGACGCCTCGCCGGTGTCGGCGTCGTGCTCGATCACGGTGTCGTCGCCCGGCTGCGGGTCGCCCGGGTCGTCTGCGCTCGGCGGCGGCGGATCGCCTTCGCTATCGCTAGTGCTGCTGCCGGCCCACTTCTCAAGCGCCGCCATCGCGCTGGCGGGCTGGCGCTTCGTCACCTGCTTGCCGCGCTCGGCCGCGCCTTTGAGATCATACAATTCATCATCCCGTCTAACCACGTCATCGAGGTCGGTTGACATCGGCAATGACTTGCAGTGCAAGCGCACCACGGTTTTGCGGCACATTTCCGGGTAAGCGATCGGATCACTCCATGGGCCTCTCTTCGATTTCGAATAGCGCTTGCGGATGTCCTCGATCTCCTCGATTGACATAATTTCGTAAGCCTTGGTGCCGTCCTTGAAGACGGCAATCGAATAGGCCGCGATGATCTTGCGCCCGCGCCCACCACGCAACGACGGCCGGTGGTGAATGTGCGGATCGTCGCCGAGTTGATATTCGAAGGCGTCGCCCTCGTGCACGACATGTGCATACAGATCGGATAGCTCTCCGCTGTTGCGCGCCTTCTTGCGGATGCCGGCAACCATTGGCATCCAAGCGGCCTGATCGCCGCTCTTGCGGCCGTCCTCGTTTTCGGAAAACGGAACGATAGCGCCTTCTCTGCCGTCCGGCAGCAGGCCGTCAGCGGCGGCTTTCATCGCTGCATTGAAAAGCGATTGCCTCGTACACTTAAAAAGCGACGGCGAATTTTGGAGTGCCGTCATGATACATCTATTAAACCGCTCTAACGGAATATGCGCCGGCAGCGCATACGCGAATTGCGGTCCCATCTTTTCCAGATCGCGCCGAAACTGTTCGATAACGGCCTTCGGACCTTGCGGAGCGGTGGTGACTTGTTGTGTGTTCATCGTTTACTCTCCGAGCGTTTTTAAAAAACCCTGCCCTGCCCTGCCTTGCCTCGCCTTGCCTTGCCAGGCCAGGCCACGCCATAATTCATCAAATCTGCTTCGCCTGCCGAGCCCATCGGGCTAGATGATTCGGGAAGCTCGCCGCTTCCATCGATGCCCGATCGCCGAAGAGATCGTCGGCGAACTCGACAAGCTCGAGATAGGACATTCGATTCAAGATAGTTGCGATGGCGCGCTGGCGATGGTTCGTCGAAGTGAGCATCTCGACCATTCGACGATGGTCTTCGTGTTCTAGGCGCGCCTCAGTTTTCACGCCGACCATTTCCACGATGGACGGATCAGAGTTGGATCGGCTCCAATCCAAGGAGCGTGGCCTGGGTTCGCTCAACTCATCTGCCAGTGCCGCCAGAGCGTTACGATGGTTCTCGGTCATGCGTCCTCCTCGATCCTGCTGGTTCGCAGCACGCGGTAATCGACCGCCTTCTGCACGACCTCCGGTCGGTGCGTGGTTTTCAACGTGACGCGCCACCCCTGCACCATCGCGATCTCAGCATCGCCGAGCTTCTCGCGCATTTCAGTCTCGGCGGCCTTCTTGGCCTTCTCGGCCACTGCGATCATCGCAGCATTGCGTTCGCGGATTTCGCACAGCTCGACAATGCGGTTGTCGCCGCGCAGATCGACCACTTTGCCTGCGACTTCGGTCGGATACATCAGCTTGAGAAGATCGCCGTCGCGCTCGTAGTCGACGGTCGGCACTTGGCCGGCGTCGAGCGCCTGCCAGAAGCTATGCACGGCGACGCGGATTTTGTGCTCCACACTCTTGAGGCGCAGCACCTCGATCACGTGCGCATCGAACGTATAATCGCCGATGACCAGCACGCCGACGACGCCGAAAGCGGCGTCCGCGAGCATCACTTCGGTCGCGTTCTGCAGGATGATCCACAGCGGCGGCGTCGGCTCGCTGTCTTCGCCGAGCCACTCTTTCTTGAACCGGTACGAGCCGATCGTTTTGGTCTGCAACACGCCGCGGCCGCGCGGGTCGCCCTCGATGAAGAAATCGGGTGTGACTGCTAATCGCGCCTTCTGATCGTACAAAAACTCATTTGCCTTGACGATTTTCCATTCGGGCCGCAGCTTGCCAACTTCGGCCGCCACCACGGTTTCGAGCGCATTGCCGCGGCGAACGACGCTGGACTCGGGATCGGGACCGGGCATCTCCAGGCCGCACTTCTCGGCATGGACACCCCCGACGGTCTGCCAAGGATGGACGCCGAACAGTGCGCCGATGGTCGATCCATTCAGATAAGCCTTCCGACGTGCCAGCCATGCAGCGCGGCCTGCTTCGGTGGAGGTGTCGATCGGCCAGTGCTCGATCATTGGTGTCTCGTCATGTCACATCCTGTCGTGTCTTGGCATAGTATGCCGCGCTTATTTGACAGGCGTTGTCTGAAAAGCACTAAATTTCAGACTGAAATTTTTTTCAAGCGGCCGCGCTCGGGCCAAATGCACAAATGTGCAAAGTCTGCACATCCGTCATAATGCGCTATTCTGAAATCTCAAATGCACCCGCATAGTTGGGCAAAAAAAGTCTGCGCATTTTGCAAATCGAAATAATTTTCGATGCGGATTTTGCGGGTTGGGTTCCACAGGCGTCATCTCTTGACGTTGCCGCAAGTCCGGTCGCAATGTCGAGCACCGAACAAATCCACATCCGGCGAAGGAGTCGACGAATGACCGCAGCGGCAAGTGGCGGCAACGATATCGCCGCGAAAGCGGAAGCCTACATCAGGCAGATCGAGGAAATCGACGAGGACCTGGATTCCGAAAAGGGCGAGTACATGAGCAGGTGCCGGTTCCTGCGTGATAAGCGCAAGCACGTGTTCGGCGCCGCCAAGGACGACGGCATCCAGGTCAAGCCGCTCAAAGCGGTGGTGAAGCGGCGCAAGTACGAACGCAAGATCGAATCGCTGCCGAGCGAGTTCGACATCGATGAAAGCGCGCAATATGAAGCTCTTGCCGCGGCCTTCGCCGGAACCCCGTTTGGCGATTTCGCCGGCGAGCGAGCGAACGGCCCGCGCAGCGACGACGCGGTAGATCAGCTCGGCATCTAAACAAAAACATCGAACGACCCCGCAGGCGCAGGCGGGGGAGGCTGCGCGATGATTGTACTCGATGCTGGTGCCAGCATTCTTGCGCTCGATTCAGCGAAGGTCACCGGTGTCTGCGAAGGCGTTCCCGGCAGCGATCCTGTTCTCGAAACCGTCAACTTCGCTCGGCCGCATGACGATGAGTTCGACATCTGGGCGCGCGCGCAGACATGGTTCATCCGCCGCATCCTCGATCACCGCCCTGGCCTGATTCTTCTCGAAGGCCTCGTGCCGCAGTTCGATAAGACGCTTCAGTGCGGAATCTTCTCTGCGTTCGGTGGCATCGCCCGCAACAAGCAAATCCCCATCCTGGTCGCGCCGGTGCAGACGTGGCGCGCAACCATTCTCGGCGACGGCAAGCTCAAGAAGGAGATCGCCAAGGCGCGCGCGATCTCGATCTGCGGCGCGCTCGGCTGGTCGGCGCCGGATCACAACGCCGCAGAAGCCGCGATGCAGTGGCTCTACGCGTGTTGGAAGGTGGCGCCGAATAGCGTGCCGCGGATTCCGCTGTTCATGAGAGGGGCCGCATGACGAAGCGAGCGATCGCAAAGCGTAAGTCGTCCCAACTGGAATTGTATGATCCAGAGAAGGGGCTTGCGTCGATTGCTGTCGCTGAGATCGGCGAGAAACATTTCAAGCGCGCAAAGGACCCGAGCAAACTGTTCAAGGCGATCGAGGCAAAGATCACGGCGCAGGCCGAATACGTCGTGTGGCGCGACGGCGTGGCAGCGCAACAGGTCGAGCCCAAAAGAAAAGGCAAAGGGGGTAAGATTTCAGCACTGAAATCGTACCTCCCCACCGCCGACCCTGGCGACGTGGTCGCGCACCGCTGGCGCAAGCGCTTCTGCACCAAGACCAAGAAGGGCACCGCATTCGACCGAGCGAAGGTGGCGCTGGCCCTGAAGGATGCGCAGGCGCGATGTCAACGCATCTGCGAGCAAGTAAAGGACGGCACCGTGCGGGGCACGGAAGGCACCGGCGAATTCGAGTTATACACGCCGGCCGAATACATTGAGGCAGCACGTCTTGTGCTCGCAGCTATCGATCTCGACCCGGCCAGCAATGACATCGCGCAGAAGACCGTGAGGGCCGAGCACTACTTCACCTCTGAAACCAACGGACTAGAGCGCGAATGGAATGGTCGCGTGTGGCTCAATCCGCCCTATCACCGCGATCTGTTGCCGGACTTCGTCGACAAGATGATCGAGGAAGTGACAGCCGGTCGCGTGACGGCCGCAATTATGCTCACCAACAATTGCACCGACACGGAATGGTTTCACAAGGCGCAGGCATCGTGCGCTGCAATCTGTTTCACCAAGGGCCGCATCAGGTTCACCCAACCAAACGGAATTGAGGTGCTGCCGACACAAGGTCAAGCGTTCTTTTATTTTGGGCCGGATGTTGCCGGGTTCGCGTCGGTGTTTTGCAAAATCGGTTTTGGCGTCGTGCCGTCGTGGTCCTTCGACGATGGGGGCGATGCATGACGCTTGCCGGGCCAGCATGGGAGTGGGGTCGACTAGCCGAAGAGGCGGTGCGGAAGATGCACGTTCGGGCCGGCGATTGGGTCGTGCCGACACATGCCATCGAGAACGGTGGCGCTCCTATGTTGATTGGTTTGATCAGAAAGCACGCGTTGCCGGACTTCCAGGTTTATCGCAGCGGTCGTGGGCGTTGGGTAGAGGTGAAATTTAAGGATCACTGCGACAAATATCAAAAGCTACAGCAATGGCAACACGGGATCGATTTGCCGAGCTGGCACGCCTATTTAGAGGTGGAAAAGCAAACTGGTATTCCCGGTCAACTCGATATTATTCAGTACAAGCCCGGGTTCAAAGCTGATCCGTCGCCGATATTGTTGTGGCAAACTTTCGCTGAGTTGATGATGCACGCGCAAATCGTGCGTAATCCTCATACGACGTTTCGCAATGGCGCTGTCTATTGGCCAATTGGCGCTTTCAAGCAATCACCAATCGATTTCGTTGCGCCTCCCGATCTGCCGTCGGTTGCTACGAACTGCAATCCATGGGAGCAAAAATCAAAGCTCGGCATCGCCCCGCAGATGAAGATCGAGTTCTGCAACGAATCGCCCTTTGAGCGCTGCCTGTGTCATTGCGGCAAGCCAGGGACGTTTGGCTACAAGAACGGCGCCGACAAAATGATTTGGTATTGCGCCGATCATCGCCCGGGCCTGTTTTATGCTGACGCACAACGGCAGGAGCCAGCCGCATGATCCTGCCGCGCGACCATATGTTTGCCGGCCTGCCGGCGCGATCAGCCAGGGCAATCCTCGCGGACCCGGCATGGCATTTCCGCTGCCACACCGAAGATGTGGGCACCCGCGATCCGCGGCGGCACTACTCAACGATGTCGATGGCCGAGATTTGCGCGCTGCCCGTGAAGGATATTGCCGCACCGGATTGCCATTTGTTTTTGTGGGTCACCGGCCCGATGCTAGAATTCAGTTTCGAGGTGATGCAGGAATGGGGTTTCAGATACTCGGCGATTGCGTTCACCTGGGTGAAGCTAAAGCGCGACCATGTGCTCACCGGCGAGCGTGATCTGCACGTCGGGCTCGGCTACACGACGCGCAAGAACACCGAGTTATGCCTATTGGCGCGACGTGGAAGCCCGAAGCGCCGCAGCGCCAAGGTGCGCGAGCTGATCGTCTCGCCGCGGCGCGAGCACTCGCGCAAGCCCGACGAAATCCACGAGCGCATCGAGCGGTATTGCGCCGGCCCTTATGTGGAATTGTTCGCGCGCTCGTCGCGCAAGGGGTGGAAAACCTGGGGCGCCGAGGCGACGAAATTCGACCAGCCAATGAGGGAGGCGGCAGAATAGCCCAGGTTCGGCGTACTCGTCGAAAGAAACAGACATGAAGCGCGTCATCCTCGAAAGCCCGTATCAAGGCGGCCTGTTGCGCCGCTGGCTCAACGTGCGTTTTGCGCGCGCCTGCTTGCGCGATTGCCTGATGCGCGGCGAGGCGCCGCTCGCGTCGCACTTGCTCTACACGCAGCGCGGCGTCCTGAACGACGACGTGCCCGACGAGCGCGAGCTGGGCATCGACGCCGGTCACGCGTGGATTGGGAGCGCCGAGGCGATGGTGATCTACATCCCGCGCGGCGGCCGCATCACACCCGGCATGGACGTCGGCATCAAGCGCGCAAAGGAGCACGGCATCGCGATCGAATACCGGCGGCTCGAACCGACAGACCACGGGACGTGAAACCATGGCCCGCATCCGCAGCATCAAGCCGGAATTCTGGGTGAGTGATCAGGTCACCGAGTGCTCGATACCGGCTCGACTGCTGTTCGTGGGGCTCTGGACATTCTGCGACGACGGCGGCCGGATGCCGTTTTCGACCAAGCGTCTCAAGAAGCAAATCTTCCCCGCAGACGACATTTCCTCGGATGACATTCGTCGAATGCTCGACGAATTGTCGTCGAATGCGTTGGGGCAACCAATGGTGAAGCTCTATGATGTTGATGGAAAACAGTATTTGCAAATCACCGGGTGGGCTAAACACCAGCGCATCGACCGGCCTAGCTACCAGTTTCCAGACGAAACAGGCGTCATTCCAAAGAACAATGGCCAGTACGCTCGACGAGCCCTCGACGGCGGAGTCGAGTCGAGTCGAGTCGATCTTAAGAGAGTCGATAGGAGTCGAGGGGAGTCGAACAAACGAAACCGCGCGCGCGCGCGCGGCAGCGGCTCGGTCGGTTCGGACCCCCCTTCGAATTCAACCGATGATTGGCCAAGCGATTTCCGCGAGCAATTCGCGGAAGCCTACCCGCACAAAGTCAGCATGGCCGCAGCGCTCGCGATGCTCGACGAGGCGCGAAAGGGCGGCAAGGTTTCCTGGCGCGGCCTGCTCGCCGGCCTCGCCTGCTATCGCGAAACCAAGCCCGAAGATCGCCATTGGATGAACCCGAAAACGTGGATCGAACAGGAGCGGTGGAATGACAAACCAGCACGCGCCAACGGCAAGCACGAGCGCCATGTCGCCGACGAACTCGCCGAGGAAGCTCGCCGATTTGAGAGCCAGAGTAGCGGCGCGGCTGTCCGTGTCGGAGGCGCTGAACTTGGTGGGGATCATGCTCAAGTCGTACCCGGCAACAAACCAAGCTGATACTCGCGAATATGTCGTCGCACTCGCCGGCGCGCTTGTGCTGCACCCTCGCGAAATCGCTGCAGCATGCGTTCATCCGGTCATCGGCGTCGTGCGCGAGTGCATGTTCAAACCGACGATCGCCGACATCGCGCGGTGGTGCGGGCGAGAAGAAACGCCGCTGTTTGCGGCGTACAATGCCGCAGAGGCAGAGGCCCGCACAGCGAACGCGCTCGCCAATGCGCCGCGCATCGTCGATCGCAGCGGTCGACCGGACATCGACGAGCTGCGAGCCGCGTACGGCGCGACATGGGGAATCCAAACCATCGCCGATCTCGAACGCGACGAAGCGCGCGCTGCGGATGATCGGCGCCAGCGCGAAAAGCGCGACCGGCAAGTGCTCGCTGAGTATGCCGCGCTCGGCCTCGATCCGGTCTATGCGAGCGATGGCACGCTGGCGTCGCCGTCGCTGTTGCGCTCGATCAATCGCATGCCGAGGAAGTCCGAAAATGCGCCTGTCGACCATAGCGATCGATAGCGACCTGCCGCTCGTCCCGGCGCAGTGGTCCGCCGCCTGGGTGCAGCGAAGACTGATCGAGGCCTACAGCGTCGAGCGCCGCTTGCCGCGGACGCGGCGACGCGCCATCACCAACGCATGGCCCTCGACGGTGGTCGAGTTCGCCGATGTGGTCGGACGCGCCGATGATGCCCGCGAGCAGATTCTACAATCCTGGGAGTACGCCGATTCGAGCGTGTCGTCCGAGGACATCACCCGGATGGAAGCTGCTCACGACTGGTTGTGCACGATCCTGGGTCCGCATCCCCAAGAACGGCTGTGCCTCGGCCAGTGGGCGACCGCGATCGCCTATCGCCGATCACTGCGCAGGCTGTTATCGCAACGCCGTTGGTCGCGAACCACGTTCTACCGCTACGTCACCGCCGGTGCGCATGTCATCGCGCTGGAGCTGCGGCAGCAGGGCGAACCTGTGACTTGACAGCAACAGTACCTATGGTACCAATTGGGCCACCCTTACATGTTTGAGTGGAAACGCGCGCCAGGGCCTCGCCCATGCGTCTTTGCACTGCCCTATATCACCCTACATCTCACCTAAAAACAAAACGCACCAGCGGCCTTCTGGCGGCCCTGGCTGGCCTCACTTGGCTTGGCCTGTTCGCTGACCAGGGACGTAGCATCATGCCCGACATCGAGGTCGACACTTCGAAGATCGAAAAGCGCATCAGCGATATGATGCACAAGATCGATCACATGAAGCGCGTCGAGATCGGTCATGAGTTGAGCGAGTGGCAGACCGCGGACCTCGATCGCAAGAAACCGTTCACCATGCGCTTTCGTTCGCGTGGTCAAGCCAAGACTGTGATCCGACCGCATAGCTTGTTCGAAGTGAAGCGGTCGCGCTTGTATCAGAGCGGCATGAGGCGACGCATCAAGCGCGGCAGCAAGAGCAAGCGAACACTCGCCGCGCTGTCACATTACGAACCGAAGACGTCGACGCGTCCGATCCTGCGACAGGCAATGGAAGATCTGCTGTGGGCCCGTATGCGGGCGATGCTCGATAAACTCAAATGGTGACCTCAAAGAAGGGCCCGGGGGGGAGGGTCCAAAGCTAGGATGGTCGCTGGGCCGCGG